AGTGCCATCGACACCGCTGGCCGGCGTGCTCTCAGCCGCAGCCTTACCCTTCTCCGAGGCACCGACCTCTTCGATCACGCCGCGCTCCAGCAGCTCTTTTACCAGGGCTGCCGGCACGTCCTGCGGCTCGGGCGAGCTTTTGATGACGACCTTCTTGCCACCCGCCTTGGGGATGCCATGGATGGTGGTTTTCACGATGTATTGCTTTGCCATGTGCTTTCTCCTGCAGGCGCACCGCAGTGCGCCTCAGTGGCTGAGGCCTGGTCAGGCGACCAGGACGAAGGTGAACTCGTCGGCGTCGAACAGAACCGGCACCGGGGCGGCCTGCGTTTGCAACCACTCGACACTGGGGTTCTTAGTGAACCAGTTGGACGGGTAGCGCTCGGCGGCCGCCAGGCCGTTGGCGTTGGCCTCGGCATCCTGAATGGCGCCATATGCCATCACGTTGTCGGCAGTGGCGGGGGCGATCAGCACACCGTACTCGGGCATGAAGTTCTCCTTCTGCCCTTGGTCGTTGGTGAACTTGCCGGTGTAGACGATGATCTCGAACTCACCGAAGAAGCCCTTGCGCATGACTTCCTTCTCCAGCTGCGGCCCGAGTTCCAGCTGGCTGGTGCTGCCGCGGCGTGTTTCGAGCAGCTCGCGCACGGCCTTGAAGCGGCTGAACAGCTTCCAGGCGCCTTTGCCCATGATCACAAGGCCAACGGCACCGGTGGTCTCGCTGCTCCACTCTTCCAGATCGTCGGTGGGGTCGTAGGTTTCCGGGTCTACGGTGTCCCATTTGGCAGCACCCGCCAGTACGATCTGGTTTTCCGGGCTACGCCCGTAGTCGACCTCGACCGGCGGATGATCATCCCCCTGCATGATCACCTTGCCGTAAAGCACAGCCTGCACTGCCATCCACTCTTCGCGCGCGACGATGTTCTCCTCCTGCTCGACGAGGATGTCAGCCACGACGGCTTCATGACGTTGTGCCACGCTCATCTCGCCGTTCAGCGCTTCGCCCAGGCGGCGCTTGAGCAGACGGGTCGGACGCACCACATCGGTTTCCTTGATGTAGGCCGGCTTCATGGTGGTGAGGAAGCCGCCACGCTCACGGCGCGGGCGGCCGGAAACCAGCGGGGACACGAAGGGCGCCAGGCGGCGATCCTTCTTGATCTTGTCGAAGGCCACCTCTTCGGTATCGAAGGTGGCAGAAGTCGGGAAAAACATCTGCAGGAACAGCGGGGTGAACTTCGGCAGAAGTTCCTTCACACCCAGCAGGGTGGTCGTATCGTAGCCAGCGGCCATGTTCAGTCTCCTGAAATGAAAAAGGCCGCAATTGCGGCCCTGATGGGGTTGGGTAGCTGCCGTTAAACCGGCAGTTGCAGGCTGATCGGCGTACCGACGAAGGCGCCCAGCTTTTGCGCCGCAGTGGCACCGACCGGCCAGACGACCTGTTCGGGGTTGAAGGTACCGGTCTTGATGACCTGCGCCTGCTGGTCGCCGCCAGTGGCATCGACCGCGTAGGCGGTGATGTAGACGGCAACCTCGCGGCCATCATCGCCGGCAGGATCCCAAGCAACGACTTTGCCGCTGGCGGTTACCACGCCCAGCGGCTTCTTCTCGGGCAGGTTCTGACCAGAGAGGATCGTCACCAACGTGGTCTGGTACGAGTCGGAACCGGTCACCCAGTTATCGACGGGCTGTTGAACGATAGGCATCAGACTTTCGCTCCCGTGGCTTTGGCCCAACTGCCGACGATGGCTTGGGCCTGGTTGGGTTTCGCGTCACCGCCACCCGAGGTGAGGTTCGGCTGTTCTTCGTTGGCCATCATCTTGTCCAGCGCGGTGCTGGCATCGAGGGTGGCGCCCTGCTCTTTCTCGGCAGCTGCCAACATGGCGCCGGCTTCATCCACGCTCATCGTGGTGTTGAAGGCCAGGTGGTTGGCGAGTTTGCCGCGGCCTTCGGCCTCGGCGTGATGCAGGATGCCCTGCACGCGCGCGCGCTCGGCACTAGCGGCAGCGTTGGTGTCGGTGGTGGCCGGTGCCGGGGTGGCCGCCTGGGCAGGCGGTGCAGCTTCGGCAGTCGGCGCGGGGGTATCTCCAGCCATGCGTTTGACTCCTAGGGTTGTCACCCTGCCCGGGGCGGACAGGTATTCAGAAAACTCGGCGACGGCCTCATGCCCATTGACCAAGGCATCGGCGAAGCCGACATCGATTGCCGCCTGGCCACGGAACACCGCAGCCTCGGTGGCCAGCACCGCCTCACTGGAAAGCCCCAGGTTGCGGGCCACCAGATCGGCGAACTGTTGACGTAGCGCGTCGGTATCGGTTTGGAAGCGGCTCAGCACTTCCTCGGGCAAGTCCTCGTAGGGGTTGCCGTCGACCTTGCGCGCACCGGAGTGGATGAGCGTGACCTTGATGCCCTCTTGCTCCAGATAGTTCTCGTAGCTGGCGTGGGCCATCACGACACCGACCGAGCCGACGTAGCCGGTCTGGGTGATCAAGCGACGGTCGGCCGCGCTGGCCAGCGCCATCCCTGCGGAACAGGCCGAGTCGCACGCCATGGCCCACAAGGGTTTGCCAGCTTGCTGGGCCAGCTGTCGCAAGCGGTCGGCGGTGTCGAAGCAACCGGATACCTCGCCGCCTGGTGTGTGCATGTCCATCAGCACGCCCTTGACGTCGCTCTCGGCCAGCATCATCGCGAAGCGGTTGATGATGCCGTCATAGCCAGTCATGCCGCTGGTGGGCTTGAGGTAGCCGAACTTGTGGGCCAGCGTACCTTTCACATCCAGCAGCGCGATGCCATCCACGACCTGAAACAGGATCTCTTCTTCGCCCCAGCCGTTGAGGCGCGTTTTGTTGTAGGTGCGGGCATCCACGCGCAGCTTCTGGCCCATGTCGACGGCGCCCTGCTCGTCCTTCAGCTCGGTGATGTTCAGCCGGCTGCCGAGCGCGCTGAAGAACACGCGCGCATAGGCCGGCTCCAGCAACAGGGGTGTGTTCAGCACCCGGCTGGCGATTTGCGGATAGTTCATGGTGTGCCCTACTCGGTCGGCTCGGTCTGATCCGGCGCCAGTTCCTGGGTGCGCATCCAGCTCGGCGGCGGCAAGCCAGCCTCGCGACGCTCGTTCATCTCGCGCACTTGCTGCGCGAAGGTTTCTTGGTAGTCCTCACCCAGCAGGGCGAGCTCCTTCTCGTAGGTGCTCAGGCCGGACTCGATGCGCAGCACCGCCTCCTTCACTTCCTTGAGCCCGTCGATGGCCAGGCGGCCGGCGCCGATCCAGTCGCAGTTGCACCAAGAAGCGCGCGCCTCGTAGAAGCCCCGACTGGCTTTGCGGGGCAGCGTCAGCAACCGCCGCTGCAAGGCCTCCTCGAAAGCCAGCACGAACAGGTGCGTGGCGAAGCGCGCGGCGATGACCTTGCGGCGGCCCATGTAGTAGCGCCAGCCCTCCATCATCGAGGCGCGGGCGCTGCTGTAGGTGCTCTGCCGGTAGTCGCGGGCAAATGGCTCATACGGCAGGTTCAGCCCCGCCGCCATCCAACGCAGGATGCTCGACTCGAAGTCGGCATAGCCGTTATCGACGTTGCCACTGGTCTGCAGGTGCAGCTTCTCACCCGGCCACAGATGCGGAATCTTCACCCCATTCAGGGCCAGCTTGCTGCCACTGTTGAAGCTGTTCACTGCCATCATGTACTGGGCGATCTTGGTGACACTTTCCTCACCAGCGCCGATCAGCTCCAGCGCAGCCTCGTTGCCTAGCTCGCTCTCGATGGTTGCCGCATACATGGCATTGACGATGGCGTTCTGTAGCTTGGTGTGCTGCAGCTTGGGCAGCATGTGGCTCTGTTCCAGCACCGTGAGGAACTGGTTGGCACCACGGGCCTGGCCGTCCTCGCTGGGCTCGAACACGTGGATGAACTTCAGTCGACCATTGGCGGCTTCGCGCTCCACACGCCGCCACTCGCTGGCATACCCGGAGCCAAGTCCGAAGCCGCCCTGGCTGAGCTGGCGTACGTGATAGGCAATCGCCACACCGTTGCGGTCGAACTCGACACCGCCACGGATGCTGTCGGTGTCAGATCGGTCGCCCGGGTTGCCGATACGCTTGGGGCTGACCATCCGCACGGCTGTGCGCATCGGTGTGCCACGGCGTTCGATCCACTCTCCAGCCGCGCAGACTTCGCCGAGCTTGGTATGGGTGCCGATAGCCTCCCGAACCATCATGGTTGCGGTGCGCTTGCGCTCCACATCAAGCCAGCAGCCGACAGGATCCTCGGCGTACTCAAACCACCAAGCCTCCACATCCTGGGCAAACGCCCGAGCGTCTGCGTCGGTAATGCCGAGCAGGCGCCAACGCGGCTTGTAGCTGAGCCGGAAGAGGTGCCCGACAATGTTGTCGATATGCAGCTGCACGCCGTTGGCCGCGAAGGCGTTGTTGCGCGTGACGTCTTCAGCACGGGCATTGCCCAGCTTGAGGTTGGGCAGCAGCGCAGCATCGACCGTTTGCAGGCGCGGCTGCCAGCGTTCCAGCTGGCCACCGAAACCACCTCCAGCGCCCTGCCAGGTGCTGAGCTGCTCACGCGCTGGCAGCCCGTTGGGCGCCAGGATCTGAACCTTACTCATGCGATAACACCTGCCGGCCGGCGTCGGCCTTGCGAACCGCCGCCGAGCTGGGCTTCCAGTTGAGCGATGTAGTTCTCAAGGTCGCGGCGATTGGTTTGTTGAAACCAGACGACCTTGCCATCACGCTGCACGCTGACAGTGCTTTTACCGGTGACGAGCAAGTGCAGCGCTTCGCGGGCTTCGTTGAGTTGCTGCTGGGTTGCCATCAGTCGTCTCCGTTCATCATCCGGCCGAGTTCGGCCAGGCTGACTGCCTGCTTGGCAGCAGCGGGTTGTGTTGCACCTGGCTCAGCTGTAACGGGCAGTTGCTCGTCGGCCTCGGACAGCAGGTCGGCCTGCATCAAGCCCGCCTCGATGTCGTCCCAGTCCTGTGGCTTCTTCAGGTGTAAGCGCATGTAGCGCGCCAGGTGAATCTGGTACTGCTCACAGTCCAGCCCCTCGTTGGCCGCGCCAGCTTTCTTCTGGTAGACCTTCTTGCCGCCGTGCTTCCTGCTCGGCGCTTTAACCTCGGCCAGTAGCTGGTCGAAGTAGTCCGCACGAACACCCTTGTAGGCATGCATGCGACCTGGGCCGCTTCCCGTCAGCTTCAGCCGCTCGAAGAGCAGGTCTTTCGCTTTGGTACCGCCGACCATGTACACCTGCAGTCCGTAGCGCGAGGCCTTGGTGCTGGTGGTGTTCAGGTCGATTTTGCGTGGCGGCGTGAGGATCTCGGCATCGACATTGGTGCTGCCCTTGATGGCCAGCAGCTTGGCAAAGCGCTTCTTGCGCGTACGCACGTAGTGATAGACGGCGTCGTTGGTTTGACCGTCCGACGAGTCGATGCTGGCAGCGCTGACACGCAGGCGGTAACCCTTGGTATGCGCGTAAACGCCAAACAGGATGCGATCCAGCTCCAGCCATACCGGGTCAGTCTTGTCCGACGTGCCGCTCTGAGCAGCGATCTCCGTCCACAGCACCAGCCAACTTTCCTCACCCCGGCCCCAGGCCCGCAGAATCAACGCGATGCGGTCGTGCTGAACGTCGACGGTCAGGAACAGGATCAAGCCGCCAGCGGGTACCACCAGCTCGCGGTATTCCTCGCAGCGCTCACGCAGCTTGTCGGCCTCGGGCAGGTCGGTGCGGTACTCGTAAGGCCGCCCCTGCTTCTGGTTGACGAACTTGATCAGCTGCTTCGGATCACCCGCATCGGCCAGCTTCTCGGCGGCCAGCTTCTCGCGCACAAGGTCAGCCAGCGAAGTGCCCGGCAGGCAGGCGTAGAGTTCGCTGAGTTCCATGAACCCGGCCTTGCCGTAGAACGGGGCCGTGGCCACCCAGCCACACATAGGGTCGCCACGTTCGACAGCCTCATACACCGTGCGGCGGATGTTCTCCTTGCGCTGGTTGTCGTCCCACATTTCGCCGCAGTGCGGGCAGGCGTAGCGCGCTGTTTCCGGCTTGGAGTAGCCGTAGACCTCGTGCGGCACGTCGCCCTTATCGGGGTCGCCAACCAGGTGAGTGATGTGGTCAAAGTCGAGCACATGCGCTTCACCGCAGCCGTGGCAGTAGATCGGTAACACCCGCTGATCAGTCTGTTTGAGGCGCTGTTCCGTCTTCGAGAGCCCCTTGAGTGAAGGCGTGCCACCGACGACAGTTTTCGAACCTGGGTAGCGCTTGACGCGCTCCTCGAGCAGGCCGATAGCATCGCCCTGCCCCTTCACGTCGTCGCTGGTGTCGTCGGGTTCCTCCACCACGGCCAGGCCGACGCTTGACGTCGACTTCACGTTACCGGGTGAGTTGGAGGCGACCAACTTGAGGAAGCCACCCGGGAAGCCCTTGTGGTTCCAACGGTTGCCAGACTTCTTCGCGGTCTCCACGTCAACCAGGCGACCAACCGCTTCGTTCGCGCGAATGGCCGGCACCAGCTTCTCATCGTGGAAAGCCTTGCCGTCTCCCTCCTTCGCGAACAGCACCATGATCGGCATCGGCCGACCAGTGATGCGCTTGAACAGCACAGCGATCATGAAGTACGTCCAGCCGATCTGGGCCGCCTTCATGAGGTCGATTTCTTTGACGTCGGGATCGTCGAACGCCGCGGCTACGCCCAGGAAGTAAGGGGTGTAGTAGAACTCGTAGAGACCGTGCAGCACGCCAGCTTCGGCCGGCAGATAGAACTCGTTTTCGATGTACTCAGCTGTCGGCTGATCCTTGGGCGGATTGAATTGCTGGGCCGCGTCCAGTAATGCGACGGCCAAGTTTATCCGCATAGCCTCCAATTCGGCTGACTGTAGATCCAGCAATGCGGTTCACCCCGTCGCGGTCGACCGTCACCTGGTGCTCAGCCTCGATCTGCTGGACGAGCTTCTCGACACCGCTCTGATACTCGCGGTTGGCGAAGCCTGCCCAATCCTTCAAAGCCAGCGCAGCGTCTGCGGCCGGTACCAGCGTTCCCAGTTTCTCGTGGTAGGTCAGCCGCCCGTTGGCGGCCTTGACCGTGGATTCTTCGATGCGGGCGTTGTTGAGCAGCTCGAACTGACTGCCACCACGCCCGGCGGCCTTCTCGCGTAGGTCACGGATGTAGGCGATGCGGATCTCGTCGAGATCCCATTCAGCCCAGTTGATGCCCAGCGCCTTGAGCACGTCGCGGCAGTTGCGCTCGCTCATGTCCAGATGCTGGGCTATCTCTTTCTGTGAAGGCATGAACGACTCCAAAGCACCGGAATAGACAGGCCCGGAAGCGGAACCCCCTATACAACCGTCTATCTGCAAAAACATCGCGGTCTACGTCGCCGCATGAGGCGACCCCCTCCGGAAGTACCTTTTCGATCGCGGGCTCACTGCCCGTCTCGCCGACGGTCAATGCCAGACCAAGGAATGTCGCCAGGCTGAACCAACCGCGCCACGTTGCCACCCGACCGCACCACGGCAAGGGCGAACACTCCGAGCATCAGCACGAACGGCCAGAACTCCAGCGGCACGACAAGCCCCGAGGTCAGCACCTCGATGAGCAACCGACCGCAGGCGATCATCACTGCCATCGCTACTGCCGACTTGCCCCAGCGATACCCTGCGCCGTTGCGCCGGTACGTGAACAGCCGAACGAAGATCACGATGCACAGCACAGCCGTCATCGCCGTGAGCCAGGTACTAGCCATCGACACCACCTCCACCCAGATCCGGGCGACCGCGCTGCTTGAGGGCAGCATGGGAAAGGGTCACGACCATGAGCGAGGCGCCGAAAGCGGCCGGCCCGGAGTACACGAACGGGCGAAAGCCCCAGACTTCGAACTCCGTCAGCCCAGGGCTGAACAGGTAGCCCATCACCAGGCTGATCAGGAAGTACACCGCCCGCTTCCACATAGCGAACTCATGGCGTGACAGCAAGAAGATCAGCGAGCCGCAAAGGGCGCCGGTCGCGGCATTACCATCGATACCGGCAAACCAGCCAGCACCAGCAATGCTTGCCAGCAGACCGCCAGCCACCAAACCACTCGGCTCGCTCATAAACCCTCCCAGGCGGCCAAGGGCCAGAATAAAAAACCCGCGTGCCGCGGGAACGGCTGCCGCCCCTGCCAAGGTAGCGTCAGCCAGAAAAGACAAAGCCCCGCATGGCGGGGCTCTGAATCCCGAGTCGGTGGCTCGGGGCGGGTGCGACACAGCATGATCGCTCAGTTGCTCGGTAGGCGTACCTATCGAATCGTGGTGACTTTTTACCCCCCGAGTGACAAACCGAAAACCCCTATTTATGGGTTATTCCCGCCGACGCTCTTTGGCGCCTCACCGGCGCCTTATGACGCCGAGTCGCCCGACGAACGGTCGCCAAACAGCACGCCGCCACCAGGCCTTATGCGCCTTGTGAGCGGCGATTGCACCCTGCCCGCCCTGCGCCGCCTCGAACTCTCGCCCTCGCCCACGGTGCGCCGCACCAGCCTGCTGCGCTGCCGCCTTGCGCATCCGCTCGCCATCGCGCCGAGCCTCGCGCCGCATCCCCGCCAGCTTGCCCTGCCGCTCCAGCAGCCCGGCCTGCAGGCGCTCATGCAGCACGCCAACCTGCCGGTAGTACGCCCGCCGCCCGGCGTCGCCCTTCCCCAACTCAAGCGCATCAACCTGCTCGGCGATGGTCAGCCGTGGTTCGTTGCGGTACCGCGCATAGGCCAGACGCACCAGCGCGCTCCCGCCCTCCAGCCGCTCGATGCCGTACAGCACCTGGTTCACCTCAGCGGCTGCGTAATCCGGCCCGGCGCCTGCCACCAGCAGCCTGGCGCCGTACACACCACCACGCGGCGCACAGCCGGCGAACTCGACGATGGTGCCCATAGTGCTGGGCAATCCGCCCCCCAGGCCGTTCTGGGCCAGTTGATCGCCCCAATGCTTCAACAGCACTTCGATAGCCTCAATCATCGCCCCGCCTCCCGCCAAAACCGCAACCCAACACAAAAACCGCCAACCTTACACACACCCAACACACAGAAATCTCAATAAAAACAAAGGCTTTAGAGCGACTGTGTAAGGTGTGTAAGGTGTGTAAGGTTTTCAGAGCCTCGCGTAAGGAAATTTCCGAAGGGTTTCGGGCAGCCAGATAGCCGATAAGGCGTGCAATTTTTTTTCGCACACGCGCGCGCACGCGCTTAAACCTTACACACCTTACACACTCGTCCAGAGGCCGCATGGTTACTGGGCTCGCAGTGTGTAAGGTTGCGAAATCAAGCCTACACAGTGCCAACACACCCAACACACTTCTAGGCGCACTCATGCTGCAGCCGCCTTGACGTGATCCCACGCCTCCACATTCCAGCCGCACAGCTTCGCCTTGGCCCGCCACGCCTGCACATGCGCCCCCAGCGCGGCCGCCTGCATGGATGGTGGCAGGAAGGCTGACTCATCCCTCGGTATCAAAAACGCAGCAAACCGTCGCGTGCTGCCCTCCGTCCAAGGGATCGCCCGCGTCTTGTCCACGCCCAGCGTTTCAATGAACAGGCTGAACTTCGTCTGGCTCATCCGGTGCTCACCGTTGCGCTGGCACCACTCCACGAACATCGCGTACAGGTCAGAGCTCAGGCACCCGCCCCACAACCCGTCGCCCAGCTCGCCCAGGCGCCACAGATTGGCGAACGTCTGCCAGGGTGCACGACTCAACGCTACCAGCCGCTGGCGGGCCGGCGTCTCGGGTGGCTTGGTTTGCTCATCGAAATCCCCCAGGTCATAGCGCAGCAGCCAGTCGTACAGAGCCTCAACGCCACCGTTGGCCAACTCATGCTTGATCGCCTCCTGACGCTTCGGCGGCAGCTTCTCCTCCGGCCACATCACCAAAAAGCGCCGGTCGGTATCGCTGATCGGCCAAGGCACGATCTCGTTGGAGAGGAACACCGCGTTCATGTGACTGGCTTCCTCCCAGCCGTTCACGAACTTGCTCTCGATGCGCACCGTCTGCCCGGTGATCAACTGCTTGATCTTGCCGACCTGGTTGTACTTCTGATCGCGGCTGACCACCTCCTCGAACACCGCCCACAGCTTGCCGCTCTGCCAGGCGTTGAACGAACCTTCCAACTGCGTCTGACCGACCGTCGCCGAGTACTGCCCGTAAAGCCGGCCCATCACCACCGAGAACAGCAGGCTCTTGCCCGAGCCCTCCATCGTCGAATGCATCAGCACCGCGGTGTCCATTTTCGCCCCACTATGCTGCAGCGGGTACGCCAGCCACCGGCTCAACCACTGCGCCGCGTCCTTGGCGTGGTTGCACAGAAAGCTGATCAGCCAGATCAGGTTCGCGCACTTCGAGTCATCGTGCTCCGGCTTCAGCGGCAAGCCCTCGAACGTGTTGATGAACACCTCTGGGTCATGGCTCATCGTTGGGTCGAACACAATGTGGTTCATATCCACCACACGCCGATCAGGGCTGTTCAACCAAAGGCTGTAGGCATCGCCCAGGGCCATCTTGACCGCGCCCTCAGCGACGCGCCGCTTCTTCGCGTAGTCCCACACATCCTTGGTGCCGTCGATGTACACATAGCGCGTCAGCATCGGCATTTTCAGATCGCCAACCGCCTTGCCCGCCAGCGCCGCTGCGCGCTCAATTTCCTTGACCCAGTCCTCGCTGACAGTCTTCTTGCGCTTCGGGTCGACCTCGGCGTCCCACTGCTTGAACAGATCCTTGCCCACCAGCGCCTGAAACGCCGCCTTCTTGATGCGCCTGGCGTCATCCACGTCCCAAGCCTGAGTGGTGCCAACGATCAGCGCGAAGCGCCGGAGCAGCCCCTTGATCGTGAAGCCCCCCCCCGCCCCCCCGTTGGCGCTGCTGCCGGCCGGCGCGTCACCATCCGAATCGGTTGGGGCGGGGGGAAGGTCGCCCGGCTCATCGGCCGAGCTGCTGCCTGCATCATCAGCCGCAGGCGCACCACTCGCATCGCCCTTCACCTTCGGCGGCGTGCCCTGGATATTCTTCTTGCGCTGGCTGGCATGATCGATGCCCAGTGCCTTCGCGGCTGCCCTGGTCGCCGCCTTCTGATCGCCGTCATGCTCGAGCAGGCAGAACACGTCGAACGCATCGTTCATATGCCCGTTCGCCAGCGGGTCGGCGCCGTGGTGCGAGTACACCTTGCCGTCCACCACCGTCACACCCGCCAGCCCTGTGGTGCTGCCCGGGTAGAGCCACTTCTTGCCGCGCCGCTTGTAGCCATGCGCCGCCAGCTGCTGCTCCACGTCGTGCGCCTGGTTGAATGCGCCCACCACATCCGTGCTACCGCTTGCGCCAGTAGTCGCCGGCCGGCTCGGCTTCGCCTTGGGTGCTGGGCGCTCTTTCGGTGCCGGCGCCCAATCACAGGCACCCTGCCCCAGCGGCTTGAATATCTCCCAGTTGTTCCAGATGCTCAGCAGCTCGCGCGGCAGCTCCGGCAGGCCATCCGCCGAGGGCGGTGTACGCCAGAAATACGGCTGGCCCGTGTCCGGGTGGATCGACGGCGGCAATACGTCCTGCACCAGGCCACCGCGCAGCTCGAACACCGTCACCGGCGCCAATTCCTTCTGTTTCGCCCGCATCGTCGCGGTCAGCTCGGCATTGCCGGTCGCCTCGGCCTGTTTCAGCGCCGCAGTGGCCAGCTTATGCTTGCTGCCGTCCGGGTCATCGGGGTTGGGCCACACCAGGGAATGCCGGCTCAGCTCCACGCCCTCCGGCACACGGAACATCAGGCGGAAGCGCGCCGGGTTGCCCACCAGCGTCGGGTACACCGCCGCCAGGTCATCGAGGTTCAGGTCGAGCACATGCAGCAGCACATGCCGCGTGTACTCCACGTGGTCGACGTCTAGCGAGCAAACGCGGCTCGGCCCGAGCACCACGCCCATGTTGTGGTTGGGGTTCTTCGTCCAGAATTGTTCGGCCTTGTCGGCATCGGTGAAATAGCCACCCGGCTTGTTCCAGCCGTTGCCCTTCGGCGCCTTCTGGCCGGGCTCGATCTTCACCAGGGCCAGCCCGAAGGCCTCGATATAGCGCCGCGCCCAGGCGGCGATGTTGCTAGGGGTGTTCGCTTGCGTCATGCGCTCTGCTCCACCCGCTTGAACTCGACGACCCACACCCATGGATTTTCCGCCCAGGCGCCCTCGCCGTTAATGCTGTTCCACAGCCAGGCGAACGCGGTGATCGGTGACTTTGATGTGACCTCGCCTTCTTCGTCGTATCCACAGTGGAAGCGACCGGATGAAGGCGGCGAGATACCCTCGGCCAGAGCATGCTGCCTGCTGATGTCCTGCAGGCGCTCGACCCGCACGTCGGTAATTTCCAGCAGGATTCGACAGGCTCGGCGCGGCATATGAATCGAAGGGCGCGTATTGCGAGGGTAGATCCAGTGAGCAACAGAACCGTCGAATGCTGGGTCTTTGCAGCCAGATAGCAGAACCGGAGCCTTGTCAGCACTGTAACGCGACAGGATTACCGAGCCGCAAGGTGAAACGGCAGCCTCGGTATTCTCCCGCACCCACAGACGATCACCTGGCTGGCCATACGGGCACTTGAAATCCCAGCCATTGCTGGGCACACCATTCAGGTGGCCGTGCTGCGGCCTCCAGTACCAATCAACAGTGGCAGGGCCGTGAGGATAGTTGCGACGAGGGATCGCATCGGTAACAGGCACGTCAGGCTGGTGCTTGACCGCACGCCGCGTGACAGTCTTCCGGCCTTCAAGAATGGCGCGCACCATGGCGCCGCTAAACAGAATCGGACGCTCTTTCACAGCACCGCCCTCCATTCGTTGGCGGCCTGCCAGTAAGCCTGCAGGGCAACCTTGATCCCTTCCCAATCGCGCATCGCATGCAGTTCACGCAGGCGCTGGGCGGCACGATTCACTTTGGCGCGCAGATGGGCGCGCAGGGCAGGACGGTTCATGGCTGCTTCTCCTGCTGTTCTTCATCGGTTGCCGGGGTGCCGCCGAGACTACGGATGGCGACCTCAAGGGCGGCGATCAGGTCGCTCTCTGCCTCTCGGCCGCCAAGCATTATCCCGCCGCCTGGCATAACCACGCCGGATGCGAAGTACTTGCTGTGCTTGACCCACACGGAACATGCCGGCACCGGATCGCCGCTGCTGTTCGCCATCTCATGCAAATGGCCGTTGAATGAGATATGCCAATCATCGTTGACCTGATGCTCCCAGCATCCCGGTAAATCCTTGATCGACTCCTGCCCGCAGAGCGTGGCGAGCTGGCAGCACAGCACAAAAGTTGCGCAGATCATCGCCGCACCTCCATCAACCCCTGGCAGGTCACGCAAAAACGGCAACCCGGCACTGCTTTGCGCCGGGCTTCGGGAATGTCGTCACCACAGCTCTCGCACTCGGTCGCGCTCTCGCCCTGATACACCACACGGTTGTCGATGGCCTGCTGCAGGCGTTCCTGCTGCGCCGCCTGGGCCATTTCGAATACGCGCTCATCCATCGCGGCGATCCTCCCCGGCCAGCATTGCCTGCTCGGCGCCGGCGATGATCCCGAGAATCTTGCGGATCACCGTTTCCCCGTGGTGCCTCAGCGTCTCCACCTCATGCCGCTGCCAGCGGTTGTCCGCGGCGCCGTCGTGCAGGCTGCCCACGAACTCGCCTTGGCGCTTCATCAGCTTGGCCAGGGCTTTCAAGGCATCGTTGGTCGCCGTCACCGGTACCGGCTTGAACCACACCGCCCCGGCCGGTCGCATCAGCGCGTCCAGCAGGCGCGGGTCATCAGTCAGACGGATGATGTCCTCGAGTTCGTCCGGGCTAGCCCAGCGGCGATCCTCTTTGGGGTTCAGCTTTTTCTGGAGGGTGTCGTACCCCGTGGTGGGCTCCAGCAGCATGTCGATGGCCAGGGCGCCAATGCCGCCCCGATAGTCACGCCCAGCGCGGTAAAGCGCGTGGCGCAGGGAGAGAACCGGGCCAGCGCCCGGCAGCAGATCTAGTCGGCTCATACTTACCCCAAGCCGGCCCCAGACGGGGCCGGCTGTTGTGTGCTGTGTCTGCCGAGCAGGGCAGTCAGAGTTGCCCCGCTCGACCCCGACCGCACCAGGGGTCAGAGTCCCCGGCGCGGTTACTACCTAAAACCGCCGTTTAACGACATAGCCAGCCAACCAGGGTTTCCCCTACTATTCCGGCTACGGCGACTCGATGCTTCACGTGCTGTGTCGGCATCGAGCGTCGTGCGCCAGTCGAGGTGTCAGAGCCTCGCTGGCACCGGTGCAAGGGGTCAGAGCCTTGCACCACCCCGCTCGCCTGTGTGTCAGAGCTCAGGCGAGCACCCGCCGGCCCCTTCGGGGGTCGGCACCTACTCTTAAGCAGCTTGCTGATTCGAGCGCAGATAAGCCCAATCGATGTCAGGGCGCAGAACCTCGCAGGTAACAACCGCACCACTATGGCGGTCGACCTCAATAGCAAGGCCGGCACTCGCCCGCCGGTGGCCGTAGGCAACCTGCTTCAGCTGCCCAACGGATGTTCCACAACGCTTTGCGAAGGACTCCAGCTGAGCAGCTGTCATGGGTTTGATGTATTGCAGCAGTTCCATAGGCACCTCCTACTGGCCAGCAGATTAGCAAGCGCTAACCGCACCCGCAATAGCAAACAGTAATTTACAGTTTGCTAACGGGCTGAAAAGATCGACTTATGGACATCTACGAAACCCGCGCCTGGCACCTCAAGAACATCATTGGCCCAAACCAAATCAAGGATTTTGCCAATGCCTTCGATCTTGATGCCTCTTACATATCCCAGCTTCTCAACAACCACCGCCGCATGGGGGAGCGGGCTGCCGCAACCATTGAAGAGAAAATAGGGCTGGTCAGAGGCACCCTCAGCCTCGATGGCTGGCCAACTGGCACCTTCATCTACCTGTCTCAAGCCTTCGAAAAGGCCGGGCTGGTGTGGGCTCCACCGGAAAAGAGGTACTACGATCCGGACACCATCACCTATATCGAAGAAAGATCGCCCGTGTACCTCGCGCGGGAGCATGCTCGAAGAGAGCTCAGCTTTGATGAACTAGTGAAGGCAGACGAGCAGGAAATCTCCGGTACCCGTGAACGGAATGGCACATACAGCGGCCCTCGTGAGCACGCTACGCTATCCCCTGAAATGAAACTGAAGGCAGGCTCAGTCCCAGTTGTAGGCAAGGCTCTGCTTGGCACGGATGGATATTTTGAAGCCATGGACTATCCAGTTGGAACGGGTGACGGCCGCCTGATGGTGCCGAGCAACGACCCAAATGCCTATGCACTCAAGGTCAGCGGGCACAGCATGATGCCCAGAATCAAGAATGGCGAGTTTGTCCTGATCGAGCCCAACCACGGCTATGTGGCGGGCGACGAGGTTCTGGTCAAGACCTTCGCAGGCCAAGCCATGATTAAAGAGTACATCTATACACGCGACGGCGAGCACCGTTTCGACAGCGTCAATCCTGGCGTTCCGCCGCTCATGCTGCCCGTCGAGAGCGTGGAGAAAATCCACTATGTGGCAGGCATCCTGAAGGCCTCAAGGCACATTGTTGACGACCATTAAACACAAAAGTAGCAAATGCTATTGACCAACTGATTAGCTATTGCTAATTTCAGTCGCGTACCCACACTCTGACCTCTGGAGTACGCGATGCAAACGACACAGCACAAGACCGCCCAGGTGCTTCTGCACCCGGCATGCACCACCAACCCTGCCGCCGTCCGCGCCGTTCAGCAGGCCACTGGCCAACTGATCGTCCTGCGCGGCGGAAAGCCCCAGCTCGCTCCCGAGCCAAACTTCATCTTCGTCGTCAGCCAGCCCGCCTTCGTGCCCGCTGAAATAGCTGATCGCCGCTTCTTCGTCATCGACGAACTCGACGGCCTGTTCGGAGGTGACGCAGCATGAGCCGCGACCACATCACCATCGTCTTCCACCACTTCCTGCTGGCACTGGAGCACTCGCTGCGCTCGACGCGCACAGCGCTGTACGACTTCTCTGTCGAGTCCAACCGCTACCACGCCCTGGGCATGCTCTCGGCCGCCATGAATCTGGAAGCCATCGACTTCAAGCAGTACGAGCGTCTGGCCGAACTGGTGAACAACGCCGCCGTCCTGCGCCGCGAAGAGCTGATCGGCAAGATGCCGCTGCACAGCCACCGCGCTCTGGTCGTACTCACCAGAGGGGAGCGCGCAGCATGACCTACTCCCTCACTCCCCTGTCGCGCGACTACCTGGCCCGGATATTGGCTGATGCCGACGGTAGCCACACAGTGCTGCACCTTGAGCGAGCCGCCCAAAACATCGCCGCCGCCCTTGTATTCGAGCAAGCCGAAGACAAATTGACGGTGACCATCACCCTGGGCCATCACCGCTCTGAAGTCCGCCTGCAGTCTGGCGACCCTGCCAACGCTCAGCACCTGCGCGAGCAGATCGAGGCCATCGCCAACGGCACGGCCGACACCGCCGAAACCGGCGCAATCGGCACACCATCGCCCCCAGCGCGGGAGGACTTCGCCCTCTGTGAAGACGACGAAGCCAGCCTGCGCCACCTGGTGCGCATCGGCGGAACCCGGCATTTGCACTGCGGCGCATCGATCACCGTGCACAACGCGCTGCAATCCACGCAGCGGCACGCCTGGGTGACCACGCCGAACGGCACCTCGCCCCTGCAAGCAGGAACGCCGGGCGAGCTGTACGTCGCCGCCGCCCAGCACATCGAAGCCGCGCTTAACGCAGCCTGAGGGCCACGCCATGAACCGCACCGTGAAAGAGGCCGCCCAGGTACTGGGCATCGCCGAGAGCAAGCTGCGCGATCACCTGCGCAGCATCAAAGCCCTGAATCGCGACGGCACCCTGGCAGCCCGCCACATCGGCGGCGGCAAGCTGTTCATGGACTCGCGCGTCACCACCCCCGAGCGCCTGGGCATCCGCAAGCACTACGCCGTGCTCAAAGTCACCGAGGCCGGCATCGACTGGCTGGCCAAACAGCTCGGCATCGAGATCAAGGAAATCCCGCAGAAGGACAGCGCCGCATGAACAAGCCCACCGCCATTACTGACGCCATTGGCGTCGTCAAGCTGGTCAGCCTGCACCACGCCAACCCGAGCGCTGTGAGCGCCGCCACCGTGCGCGATGCGGCAGAAGAATGCATCGAGCGCCTGCAGGCCATCCCGCCCCTGGCGCTGGAGCTGGCCGCGCTGTACTGCGCGCTGCTCGCCATCCTGCCGGCCCGCTGGCTGCCTTACGTCACCTGCACCGTCGACACCGAACGCCCGTTCGGCGCCGTGATCACCGACGAGGCCGGCAACATCGCCGCTACCGGTACCGGCAAGACCGTCGAAGGGCTCGCCACGCTGATCGCCACCAAGCTCGGCCACAACCCGGCGGGGTGCGGGGAGGTGGTGCGGTGACCACAACGCTCGCCCTGCTGCAGGAGCGCTACAAGGCCACCAGCCTGCCGCTGGAAACCGTGCGCGCCGACTACTTCTCCCACATCAAAACCGAGAAGAGCCTGCGCGCCAAGATCCGCAACGGCGAAGTGAAGCTGGCCACCTACAAGAACTCCGATTCGCGTCTGGCGCCGCTGCACGTGCGCCTGACCGACCTCGCCGCCTACCTCGACGCTCGCGCCGCGGCTGCCGCGTAAAGCAGCCGGCACAAAGGGAGGAATGGCAGCCATGTAAACGCATCGATCCACCTCACCCCACTCAAGCCCCGGCGCTGCCGGGGCTTACCGGACTCTGACCCGACAACCCGAGACGCAGCACATGAGCAAACGACCCTTCATAGACACCCTGCGCGAGGTCGAGATGGGCGGCCTGCTGGACGAGCTAACCGACGCCCAGCACAGCCTGATCGACCTGATTCGCCTGACCAACAAGGCCGGCGCCCTGACCATCACCCTCAACTACAAGCCCGAGGGCGCTGGGCAGATCACCGTCAAAGCCGAGGTCAAGGCCAAAGAGCCCAAGCTGGCCCGCGGTAGCTCCCTGTTCTTCCTCACCCCCGAAGGCAACCTCAGTCGCCGCGATCCACGTCAGCAGCAAATGGATCTGCGCCCTGTGGGCGGGGATGAAAAGCCTGACGCGCTGCGCCAGGCCGCCGAGTAACCCTCTCTGACAACCGCTCACAGGAGCAACCCGATGAAAGAAGCAATCGACCAACTCTTGGCCCTCGCTCAGGGCCTCGGCAAACCATTCAACATCGAACAGATCAAGGCACCGTTGGCCCTGGTGCCGCATGGCGTATCCCTCGAAGTGCTGGAGCAGCACCTGCCAGCACCGACCCGCACCAAGCAAAGCCTGACGGTACTGGATGCAGCCACCTTCATCGAGTACGTGAAGCGCTACGCTACCGCCGCCACCGTGGTGTTCTGCAACGGCCCCAACGGCCGCACCTTCCGCGCGGTCATCGACTACCACCAACCCGACCAGCCTGCATGGGGCTCGCACTCGGCTTCCTACGCCTGTCCTCTCACCGTTGAATGGGGCAACTGGAAGGGGGCAGACCGCAAGCGCATGACCCAGGCCGACTTCGCCGAGTTCATCGAAGACAACGTCAAAGACGTCGTTACCAGCGAGCAGACCCCTGGCGCACCGACCGCCGCCGAAATGCTGGAGATCAGCCGCACCCTGCAGGCGCAAAAGAACATCACCTTCCGCCAGGGCACCCGCCTCGATAACGGCCAGGTGCAACTGACCTACAACGAGGAGATCGATGGGCGCGCAGGCGAGACCGGCCAACTGCGCATCCCTGAGCAGTTCTTCATCGGCGTGAAGCCCTTCATTGGCGGCGCAGCCTTCTTGGTTGCCGCCCGTTTCCGCTACCGCATCGTCGAAGGCCGCTTGCAGGTCTGGTACGAGCTGGTACGCCCGGACAAGGTGCTTGAAGAGGCCTACGAGGCAGTCCGCCAGACCATCAGCGAAGGTATCGGCGAAGTGCCGATGTACGAAGCCACCCTGTAACCCACCACCACAAAGCCTGCCGCCAGGGACTCTGACCCCTGGCGGCGGGCACCAACGGAGACACAGCACATGACCGTTTCAATCATCACCCTCGGCGTAATCGCCGCGCTCGTCATCATCGCCCTGCTCGGCCTGGCCGCGCTGGCTTACGTCTACGCACAGACTGCCCACAACAACGGCTATGACCAAGGCCTCGACGAAGGCAAGAAGGCTGCCGCCGACTACACCCGCGACCTCGAAAAGCAGTTAGTCACCACCACCGGCCGCCTGGCCAACGCCCACCTCGAATATGGCGCCCAACTGGAGGACGCCGACCGCCGCATCGCCATCTATGCCGGCCGGAGCTGGACGCGCGACGACATCACCCTTCTCAAGCGTGGCGCCAAGCAACTCAAGCTCGCCGCCATCACCTACTCCGAGTTCGAAAAGGCCAACCTGGCTGACCCTGCTCGCTTTGCTCTGGACATCGGCAGCCAACTCGAACAACTGGCCCAGCGCATCGAGCAGCAACTCGACGGCAAAGCACCCACCGCGATCCTTACTCGTGTCGAGGCTACCCCCACTAGCGATGGCCTACTTGAAGTTGCCCTCGACGCTTTCAACCTCACCAACGGCAAGAGCTGGCTGGTGCATGGCCCAGAAGGCTGCGGAAAAACCAAGAATGCCCAGGCCATCGCCGCCGCCCTCGGCCTGACTGAGATCGTCGACGATTGGCAACCCGGCCAACCGGTACCCGCCACCAAAGCCCTGGTGCTGACCAACCATGAAGGCCCGCACCAGCCTTTCACACGCCGCATCCTCACCTTCGCCCAAGCCATGCAATTGGTGGCCCGCCATGCCCAGCGGGGTAACGCAGCATGAGCACTCACCGCACCTACCCCCTTCGCCGCCTCAGCCCCGAGGCCGGCGGCAAGCTCGAGCACGATCACCAGCGCACCACCAGCAAGCTGGCTGCGCTGCAGCGTGAACACGCCGAGCTGCAGAACCAGATCCGCACCCAGTACGGCACCGAAGCGCTCTGGCAACTACGCGAAGCAACCCGCAACGCACTGCTGCTGGCAGATATCAAGCAGGAGGCAGCAGCATGACCTGGATACTCACCAACAGCGCCCGCGCCTTCGACCTGCTCAACCCGCGCGCCGAGAACGTCCTCACCACCGATATCGCCCACGCCCTGAGCCTGGTCTGCCGCTTCAACGGCCACTGCGCATGGCACTACTCAGTCGCCCAACACAGCCTGCTGGTCGCGTACATCATCGAGAAGGAAGGCGGCACGCCCGAGGAACAACTGGCCGGGCTGCTGCACGACGCCGCCGAGGCCTATATCAGCGACCTGACTCGCCCGCTCAAACTGCTGCTGATTGAGGCGGCACGGCAGCGGCAAATCGCCTGGATTTACTTTGTAGGCCAGGTCAGCGCGCAGAGTCATGCGGTCAGCCTCGACGCGGCTGCAACTCGCATCCTCACCACCGCCGAACGCGAAGGCGTCAGCCTGCTGCTGGACACCTACCACCAGATCGAGCAGCGCATCTGGCTCGCCATCGCCGAACGCTTCGACCTAGCACCCGAGCTGCCGGAGTGCGTCAAGCACGCCGACATGATCGCCCTGGCCACTGAGAAGCGCGACCTGCTGCCCGAGCACCCAGCCCCCTGGGAATGCCTCGAAGGCTACGCCCCGCTGCCGGAGCGGATCGGGAAGTACCAGCACGAAGCAGTTCGCCAGCAGTTCCACGACCGCCTACTGCAGTTGCTCGCCACCACCCACCGCCGGAGGGTAGCAGCATGAAAATGGCCAAGCCCTCGGCCCGCGATATCGAGGCCGCAGAAGAACTGCACCAGGTGCTGCAGATGATCGACGCCCGCTTCGGCGGGCCTTTTCAGAACCACGAAGCTGGCGATGACCTGGCCACCCTGCTCGACAACGGGGACAGCGGCGTCAACGCCTTCGACAGCGATAACGAGCAACACCTGCTGACGCTCTACAACCACCTGGCCCGCCTGCTGCGCAACGCGCCCAACTTCTACGGGCGCGTAATCGGCGGCATGTGCTGGGTGATCATGAACGAGGCCAACCAGATCCTCGACCCAGACGCTGACGTCATCGACCTGCACCCGCGCTTCCAGCAGATGGCAGACCGCCTGAACGCCCTGGAAGCGAAGATCGCCGCCGGCACCCTCCGCGAAGTGCCGGACGGGTACGTGCTGATGCCGCAGGCGCTGACCGCCGAGAACGGCGCCAAGGGCTTGCTGCTTGGTGAGTTCCATATCGACAGTGAACGCACCTGCGATCAATGCGAAATCGACGAACCCGACGAGAACTGCGAGGTGTGTCGCGGCGAGACCGAGTACACGCAGCGAATCCCCGTTCCGTGGGACACGATCAAGGAAATCTACGCCAAGGCGGCAGCAGGCCTGGCTATTCGCACGGAGGCGCCCCAGCCATGACCGCCACCACCTACCGCATCCACCCACAACCCAGCTTCAACTTCGGCGGCCTGGTCATCGACAACTTCGCCGGTGGCAGCATGACGTTAGTAGCGTTCCAGCGAATCGAAGTAGTCGATCAGTTGCTCCTCCTGCGCTCGGAGCAGCTTCGAGTGTTTACGGTACTCCAACGCAACCGCTTCGAACTCGGGAGTGTAAAGAGCCTTTTTTTCGGCAATTTCCACTGCGTAGATAGCGGCACTTTTGATTGGGAGGACAAACGAGACCATTTCGTTTCCGAAGACCACCAGGTCAAGGTCAACACAGCTGCGTGTTACACGCGCAAGGGCCAGCATTGCCTCATACCTAGGATTATCACTAGAGAAACTGTAGGATTTTTCCAGCTTGCCTGCAGCGCTTTCGAAGTGCCCCATCAGATGCTGCGTGAGCGAAAGAACAGCGTTGACACTATCAATGCGGCGACGCCTCTCTTGCAGCTCCGCCAACTTCATCTCATGCCGCTTCTGCCAGGCCGGCACAGCAATAGCAACGGCCACGGCCAGCAATGCGCCCAGCGCCTGAACCCAACCAGACGTATCGGCTGGCAGCCACCCGTGCTTCACCCAGTAAGCGACCGAACCAACCAGCAACCACACCAGGCTGCCCATGGCCAACAGCACGCCAAGGAAAATCACAACCCTCTCTATCAACCAATCCTTCTGGCTTCTCATGTTGGTCAGCTCAATGTCAGTGACTGTTTTACGGAGCCTAAGTGCACGTCAATGCCATTGAGTACTCAACTGTTCGGCAAGAGCTGCGAGTTGAGCATCAACACTGGTGCGTTCTGGACGTCCAGGTATGTAAGAACCTTGAACTGTGTAGAGGTGATTAGACAGTTCACTAAGTATCCCCTGTCTAGTCAGATCATCCTCGTCGAGAAGCAATTGGCCAAAGAGTGCCTGAAAGCCAGCCATCTGCTGATCGTGATAAGGCCTTTCAGCGGGGCGCGTGGAAAGTCCCATTTTTTCATAATGAGCTATGTAGGCTCGCACGTGCTCAATGAATACTCGCAGCCGGCGAGTACGCTTGTAGTTGCTATCAATTGCTTGGCGGCGATGATGCTCAACTTGCCTTTGATGCTGGATCTGCGAAACCCAGATTGCGGCCAGTATCGCAGCAACCGAGCCAACCGCTTGCACCCAAGCGGCTCCGACAACTCCAGCATTCACAGCCAGCATCAAGATGTAGGCGCCCGCGAAGATAGCGACAACACCAGGGACTGTGATCGTCAGACGCTCCCTCATCCAATGCCAGACACGCTCGTACCACATCCCTATAACCTCGCCGAACTAGAACATGAGCGGAGCATGCCGGCCCTCTGCCACCATGTCCAGCAGGTCGCCGCATGACCGCCTTCAACCCCCACCTACACCAGGCAGCGCAGCAAGCGCTGCCCAATCCGCCCCAGTGCGGCGCCTGCTACGACGGCGCATCTGATGATGACGAACAGGAGGCGGCATGAGCCAGCGCAAGCCCTACAACCACCAGGCACGCCTGGCCACCTACTTCCGGTCGCTACTTCGTAGCAACCACGTGGCGGTGCTCGATATCGAGCACCTTGAACTACAGGTGCTCGTCGACTGGAAGCACGCCAGAGCAATCGGCAATGGCCGAGAGGCAGTCGCCACAGCCGTCACCGACTTCGGCCTGTTGCGCCAGGCCAGCCACAGCCAGAACGACCGCCGCAAGCTGACCAAGGTACTGCTGCTGCGCGGTCGCTCGGTGGACTACGGCATGACGAAGATTTTCAAGGGGGCACAGTGAATGAGCTGGCTCTTTTCGCGGGCGCTGGTGGCGGAATACTCGCCGGGCACCTGCTCGGATGGCGAACCCTCTGCGCCGTTGAGCGTGATGCCTACCCAGCACAAGTTCTGGCGCAACGACAAAACGATGGATGCCTCCCAGCTTTCCCGATTTGGTCTGACGTGTGCAGTTTTGACGGCAGACCATGGCGAGGCCTTGTTGACGTCGTATCTGGCGGCTTCCCGTGCCAGGACATCTCAGCAGCCGGCGCCGGCGTCGGCATCGATGGCAGCCGATCAGGCCTGTGGAAACAAATGGCACGAATCGTCGGTGAGGTTCTGCCTCGCTTCGTCTTCGTGGAGAACTCACCGATGCTTGTGGGACGAGGCCTTGCCGTGGTCATCAGTGACCTTGCCCAACTGGGGTATGACGCGAGCTGGCTACGTCTATCAGCATCCGACCTTGGAGCGCCCCATCAACGCGACCGACTCTGGCTTGTGGCCCACACCAACAGTGCATGGCAATCACAACCAACCCGGGATGAGCAAGAAAGCCGGCTGGGGGCTCAGCAGTGCCGTGAAGGAATGGCAAACGCCGGTCGCGGACGACGCTATGAGCAGGCCAAGGGGCAAGTTCAACAGCCGAGGCGAGCCGAAGCTTTCGGCTCAAGTGTCGACCTCGATCGAGAATGGCCAGCTGAACCCGAACTGGGTCGAGTGGCTCATGGGGTGGCCCATCGGGTGGACAGAATTAAAGCCCTTGGCAATGGCCAGGTTTCGCGAGTGGGAGCAGCAGCATTCGCCTTGCAATGCCATCAAGAGTGAGGACGCCGCATGAGCCAGCGCAAGCCCTACAACCACCAGGCACGCCTGGCCAACTACTACCGGTCGATGCTGCGCAGCAACCACGTGGCCGTGCTCGATGTCGAGCACATCGAGCTGCAGACCATCATCAACTGGAAGAACGGCACGCTGGTCACCAGCAACAGCCGTGTCGCCCTAGTCGATGCCATCACCGAAAGGCCGTACCGCTGGACGATCTACCTAGCCGGCCTGCACCGGCCAGACAACGCCGAGCCCTACATGAAGAGCGAAGAACTGGCACTGGATGGCATCTACCGCGCCGAAAGCCTGATCGACGTGATCGAGCCACGCTCGATCGAGCCACGCTCGATCGAGCCACGCTCGATCGAGCTGAAAGCTCGGTGCAATCCCAAGCACCTCTTAGGCATGGCATGGATCGCCATGCCCTACCAAGCCACCCTCACCACCGCCGAGGCATCGCGCATCTTCGAGGCCTTCGGCGCCTGGCGCAAGCAGTCGGAGGCCGCATGAACACGGCATTTTTGCTGATGGCTCAATACAACGGGGCCGCGATCATCCCCCTCGAGCGAGTGTGCGAGGACTACTTCTCCCACCTCACACCGGAGAAGCTGCTGCGCAAAGCTGGTGCCGGCGAAATCGATCTACCCATCACCCGCATCGAAGGCAGCCAGAAAGCGGCCAAGGGCGTTCACCTGAGCGACCTGGCCAACTACCTCGACGCCCAGCGCGCCAAAGCAGTTGCGGAGAATGACAAGCTGCACGGCCGCTTCAAGAAGGCCAGCTAAAAGGGGGCGTTTAGCCCCCTTTTCTCAGATACCCTCGCAGGGCTTTTGACTCATTGATTCGCGGCAGCCAGGGCCAACCAGCATACTTGTCGCCACGTCCACTCAGGTGGGTGTAACGCCGCATCGAGTTCCAGTCCCGATGCCCCGACACACTGGAAACCCTCGGGATATCCCAGTCCATCTCAAACAACCTGCTAACCCCGTCATGCCGCAGGTCATGGAAGTGCAGATCCTCCACCCCCAAAAACTTGCAGGCATTCGTCCATACCGTGCTGATGGTTTTGCTGTTGTAGGGGAATATCTCCGGGGCCAGCACATCCATGCTGTCGATGATGCTCATTGCTTCATCAGGCAGATAGCACCACACATCGTTACCAATCTTCTGCCCCGGGTTTTTCATATCACGCACCAAAACGCGCTGGCCCTGGCGATCCAGATCGTCCCAGCGGATCCGCGTGATCTCCTCCTGCCTCCGCGTTGAGAAAATGGCAAAGGCCACTAGCTTCGGCATGTGCAGCGAACTCGGTCGGCGGGTGAGCACTTCGAAGAAGTACTCGAGCAACAAGCTCAACTCCTCAAGCGTCGGCCGGCGATCTCGCTCATTACTGCGGCTGACCATTCCGAGCTTGCGCAGCACCCGCCTGGCGTCTTGCATCGCGTGCGGGTCAATCTCATTTCCCCATGCCGGCCGAGCTACCGACAACACGGAGCCGATGTGCGACAGATCATTACCCACCGTCTGGGCCTGAACTGCACCACCCTCTGCGCTCAGGCGCCACTTTGCATAGTCCACCAGCTTCTGACTGGTGATCTCGCTATCAGTCAGATCGCCGAGCCACGTCTCACTGATCGCATTGAGCGTCCACAGCTTCGTTCTGCCCAGTGGCACCTGCGATTCATCAATGTACTGCTTGATGATGTCCCGCAGCAGCGCGGCCTTGCGGTTTGCTCGCTCTATAGCACCCGGCATAGCCAGTTCAGACTCACGCCTGGCCACCCACGCCTTGGCAGTCTGCTGCCGGTCGAAGGTTTGGCTTTCCTGATAGACTTGCACACCGTCCCGCATGATGCGTATCTGCGCCGTGTAACCGTAGCTGCCGTCCTTGCGCTTCCGCTTCCTGATCGTTGCCATTCTGGATTTGGTACATGAGCTGATGGAGCCGGTACATTGTACCAGTGACCCTGCAAAAACAAGCGGAAACGGGCGAAAACGAGCAGCAAACAAGACGAGCCGAAATGCCCATAGAATCACCCTCCAAGCCAGCAACCACGCGCCCTACACTGTCTCGCCGCTTCTCCGTGGCACCGATGATGGATTGGACCGACCGTCACTGCCGCTACTTCCTGCGCCAGCTGTCGCGCCATGCGCTGCTCTACACCGAGATGGTCACCACCGGCGCGCTGATCCATGGCGACCGTGAGCGTTTCCTGCGCTACAGCGAGTGCGAGCACCCCATCGCGCTGCAACTGGGTGGCAGCAACCCGCAGGATCTGGCGACCTGCGCGAAGATGGCCGAAGCACACGGCTATGACGAAGTGAACCTGAACGTCGGCTGCCCCAGCGACCGGGTGCAGAACAACATGATCGGCGCCTGCCTGATGGGCCATCCCGCGCTGGTAGCCGATTGCGTGAAAGCCATGCAGGACGCCGTGAGCATCCCGGTCACGGTCAAGCATCGGATCGGCATCAACGGTCGCGACAGCTATGCAGAACTGTGCGACTTCGTTGGCCAGGTGCGCGAAGCCGGCTGCCGCAGCTTTACCGTGCACGCCCGCATCGCCATTCTCGAAGGCCTGTCACCCAAGGAAAACCGCGAAATCCCGCCGCTGCGCTATGACATCGCCGCCCAGCTCAAGCAGGACTTCCCGGATCTGGAGATCATCCTCAACGGTGGCATCAAGACGCTGGAAGAATGCGAGCAGCACCTGCAGACCTTCGACGGTGTGATGCTCGGTCGCGAGGCCTATCACAACCCTTTCCTGCTGGCGCAGGTGGACAATCGCTTGTTCGCTGCCGAGGCGACGCCCATCACCCGCATGGACGCCCTGCTCGCCCTCAAACCCTACGTCGAACAACACCTACGCGACGGCGGCACCCTGCATCACGTCAGTCGTCACGTGCTCGGTCTGGCCCAGGGCTTCCCTGGCGCACGACGCTTCCGTCAGTTGCTGTCGGTGGACATCCACAAGGTGCAGGATCCGCTCGGCCTGCTCGATCAAGCCGCCGAACTGCTGCGCGGGCACTGA